AATTTCAATATATTTGTCATTGGTAATTTTGGGAATTCTTTTGACTTTGACGGCCTTATCTCCGCCAGTATATTCAAGTAAATCCCCTTGATACCCAGCTATCAAATAAAGTGTCCCCTGCGCTCCCAACATGGCGTTGACAGCTCCTTCTGGAACTTCCACAAAGAAGTTATAGGTAGTTGAATAGCCATCCCAAAAGAAGATAATTCCTTGGTCATTTGAGTAAACTGAATCACCCTTCCAACAACCAATGGCAAAGTATTCACGCCATTTTGCCAAACACCTTGCCCGCCACCCTGAAGGGAAGGTCAAACGGTGAGGATTGTAAGTTCCACCATCCCATGTTGCCAAATACCGGCCATTGCAAATACCGATGAAATTCAACATGGTATCAATGGTGTGAAAGTCATCACTGACCAAAAATTGATAATAAGATTTGAATTCCCCTGTTTCCAAGTTGTTAGCAGAACCTGAAACAATCAAAGGTGTTCCAGTTGCTGTAGTAGCAGTAATGTGGAAATGATAACTGGCTCCGATTATCGGTGTCCAAACGCTGACAAAAGTGAATTCCATGTGACCAGTATTGAGTTGGGCATGGGTCAAAGTCTTTGAAGCAATCAAGCGGTTTTTGGAATCATGCACCGTCACTGTCCAGTCAGAATCATCACCAGTATCACTGATATATACCGCAATAGATTTCTGCGGGTCTTTGGCCGGCACAAAGGTTTGTCGGTGGGTGGCACCTTCGTCAATCGCTTGTGGCAAGGCATAAGTGGCACCAGTGGAAGTGTCTTCTTGGTCAATATCTTGTCTAGTAGTGGCAGCTAAAAAGGGGACATCTGTTGTTGAATACGATGGGGTATTTACCAATGTCAAAGTGTCAGCATCAGGTGTGGAAGCGGTATCAGCGGTGGAACTATCCACTTGCCAATATCCGTTCAATCCAGATTCTGTACCGGCCAACTCAACCTCTTTGTTGGCAAGAATTTGGGCAGCAGTTCTTTCAGAAGCCCAAAGTCTAATATCATCAACTTTTCCATCAGCAAATCCTTCAGCTGCCCCCGCTGCGTCAAAAGAAGCTCCTATGGCAAAGAGTGAAGCGTTGTTGTTGATTGATGTGGCCGTTCCGACAGTGGTTCCCAAACTGTTGGCGTTTTCAAAGAAAGTGGCTGTAGCTGCGGAAGCGTCCCAGGAAACCGCCAAATGTGACCATGTTCCTGTGGCGATTGAAACCAATGACTTGACCAAAGATTCTTCCAAAGTGCCGTTGCTGGAAATCATCAATCTTAACTGGTAAGTGGTATTTGTCACCAAACTGTTATCCTGTACCACGTCCAATGTTGGCGTTGTGGTGCCAGTGTAGGAAGTATAGTAATCCAAGTGGATTCTACCAGCCCCACCATTTCCACCATCACCTGTACTCAAAACCGCCCCACCCGTTCCGCCACTGGCTGTAATCAATCCAGTTCCCAAAGTAGCTGTTTGAGCTTTGAGTAAGATTGAACCCCCACCCCCTGCTCCACCTCCACCGCCCCCGCTGGCTGAATTTCCGCCTCCGTTTCCGCCGTTGGCAACCACAGAACCTGTGACAGTCAAAGTTGTGGCTGATATAAAAATAATTCCTCCGCCTGATCCACCATCACCTGCCCAACCAGCTTGATTGATAACACCACCGCCACCACCTCCGCCAAAGACCATTGTGGTCAAATCAGATGCCCCTGCGGTTGAACCGCCCGTTCCTGGTGTCGCTCCTGCACTGGCGTTTCCTGTTGATCCTGCCACCCCATTTCCGCCTCCGCCTCCGCCGGCTGCATCCACTTCATCAATATCCGCTCCGCCCCCACCGTTGCCGTTGGCTGAAGATTGGACAGCGTTATCACCAGAAGTACCTTCCCCACAGTAAGCGTCACCATGATCTGAATCAACCACTGCCTTACCACCTTTGAATCCAGCCCCTGTGGTATTTGTACCGGAACCAGGATTGTAGAAAGCAAATACACCATTTGACCCGCTGGCAGATATTGTCCCAGTCACCGTCACTGTCCCATTTGCCAAGAAAGCCAAAATACCTCCCACTGAACCAGTCCAAGTTTTGACGGTATAAGTTTTGGCAGCATCAACGGTGACAGTAGTGTACTGCTTCAAAACCCTAACCTGTGCGCCAGAAACATAACTGTAATTCAAAGCATTTTCCAAAGTGATTGTCCCTGCCACATAGCTCAAAATTTTATTTCTTTGCCAAGTTCCAGCTCCTGACCCACGACTTTGATGAATCAAAACTATTTGATTGGCAGCAAAAGAAACATTGGTAGCTGACAATGTATAAGCACCAGAAGTGCCAGTGCAGGCAGAATCAATGGGGGCTTCTGTAGTATTTGAAGAAATTGTCAACGCCCCATCAGACCCATCACCAAAATATCCTGACACTGCATACACTGAAAACTTGTATGACCTAATATTTCCGTTTTTGTTCCACTTTGAAACCAACACCATTTCATTACCGGCAGTCGGTAATGTTTCAGGCTTGAACCACAATTCAATTCCCAAATCTCCCGTCACCGAAGTAGAACCAGAATCCGCAGCGGTGGCATATTGAGAAGAACCAGCTTCCAAATCAAGAGAAGCTGTGTTGAGTGGCACCCCGCCTTCAGCGGTCAAGAAATCGTCAGAATAGGTAGGGGAACTACCAATGCGTCCATATCGGCCAATGGCTGTATCAGTAGTGTAGTACAGAAATTGATCTTCACCAAAAAACTTCATCCCGTTTCCACTACTACTGGCAACATTACGTTCCAAAGTCACTGATCCAGCTGAAGTCCTTATATATATTTTTCCGGTATCACCATACAAGTAAGTATCAGTGCTTATTCTGTCACCGGCTACCGGCAAGTCAACAATTTGGGTTCCTGATTCCTTGACAGTTTTAGGAAGAATTGTCCACCGGCGGGGATTAGTGCGGAAGTCTATTTGCCTGGCAAAAGCCACAGAATCAGGTTGGACTGCTTCTTTGTTATAGTCAGCAATCCCTGAAATTCTGGTGAAGCTGATGGGAAGTGGTTTTTGCTTTGCCATAATTCATACGCCTAATAGGTCAGCCCCGTTGGATAATCATTGGGGTTTATATTACGCATAATTGCTGCCCTGCTGCGCCGTCCAGGAATGTAATTGCTTGAATATCTCCGGCTGTAGGTCACTTTTGCTCTGCGCAAATCTGATTCATACAAACTCTTGTAGTAAGTACCTTTTTCAGCATTTTGCTTGAAACCATTGTAATAATTCATCATGGCGTACCAAACAGGAATGTGATGGGTTGATTCAGGCGTGCGTGGCATTTCCCCAATGGTATATGTTTCAGTGCCGGCAGCGATGGAAATTCCAGTATATTCTTTGTCCAAAGTCAAAGTGGTGGTGGTGCCAAAACTGGCTATTTTGTACCAAATCGGATATGAATTGATTTTGAAATATCTATTAGCCATTGCAGAAGTGAAAGTGGAACCAGAAGCAGTTACAGCCTTTGCCCCGTTTGCCAAAGTAGTAATCGTTCCATCTGTGTAATCTGCAAAACTCAAATCTTTGCCACTGGCTTCATAAATAAAAGTTATAGTGTTTCCAGCTGTGGCCGGCTTTGGATAAACTTCAAACCTATCCCTTCTAATGAAAATGAAACGTGCAATATCAGAAGTTCCACTGGCTTGGGCAGCCAAGAGTGCCTGCCATTCCGCTTCGTCAAAGATTTGTTCCATGACGTGTCGGACACTACTGACTGTCACGTAAGCAATTTTTAGCCTCACAAATTGGTCTGGCGTGGGGTAAGACTGGACACTGGCTTCAGTCAAATCGGTGTATGTTTCTTCTGTGTAGTAACTTCCCAATTCCGCTTCCAAAATATGCTGACCGACATTTATATTTGTCTTGAAAAAAGTCAAAGCATCCGCCCCTTCATCTTGGGCAATGTCTTGACATTGAGTATATTGACCTTGAAAACTTATCATATTTTTGCAAAATAAAAAGCCCGACCTTTCGGCGGGCTTAATAGCCTCTACATGATTATATTACCACAAAAACTATACTTCTAACTTCGTTTCATCGGCCACTGCTGGTTTAGTCACACCATTTACTGATTGTTTGGCTTTTTCGGCTTCCAACTTTTTTGCCTCTGCCGTCATAGCTTCATATTTTTCTTTAACGTCCACCACTATCATCAAAGGGTAAATTGCAGACTTTTCATAACGTAAAGCAGCTATCAACTCAACTCTGTATTTTTCAGACAAATTATTGACTTCCTTCATAAACTGTTCCTGCCTGCCTCTTGATTCTGCTTTCTTGGCTTCTTCTTCATTCCTTTGTTGTTTGAACGCTTTTCCACTCATATTATTCATCAATTAAATCATCAACACTCCTGGCTGAATGTAATTTTGCATAAGACATTTTGGTTTTGCCTTTGTTTGCCAAAGTTGTTTGTGAACTGGTGCCAATCAATCTGGAAACATCTTTGGAAGGATTAGCCTTTTTGATTGGTTTGTAATCCAATCCTCCGCCTTTTTCTTTTGGTCGGTTTGCCCAAACATCATAGGCTTTTTGCATGGAATCCAATCCTAATTGCCCACCCAAAACAGAAATTTGCTTATTTATTTCCTGACCTTCTTTGGTGTCCAAAGACGGAACCAAACCTTTGGTTGCCAACTCTTTGTATTCATTATCAAATTCAGCGTTGATTTGCTCATATTCTTTGCGCTCCGCTGCGGTCATGTTTTTGATTTGTTCTACAATCTTTGGCGCATAGGCTTTGGGGGAAAACTGTTTGACTACTTCCTTCATTACAGTTCTAGCAAAGTCATTCCAATCAGCTGGTGTTTCACCGACCCATTTGCCTTCAGCATCTTTGGCACCCTTCCAAAGAGTAAGGTTGTCCAAAGCTTTCAAATCTTCATCTTCTTCATCTTTGGGTGGGGTAGGCGTGACAGGGGGAGTTGGGGGAGTAACCGTTGCAGCTGGTTTGTTTTTGGCAATATAAGCATCCAATTCTTCTTGGGTATTGAAAACAAATTTTGGTTTTTCTTCCCCATCTCCATCTTCATCATCCGCATCCGCAGCCACCACAGGCTGACCTTCATTGGTTATCACTGGTTCTTCTTCATCTCCGTCCTTTTCAAAGGCCGGCAAATCTTCTCGACCTTCATCATCGTCTTTGGTGACGACTGGACTGGCACCTATTTTTCCCATATTACTTGAATCCTAATTCAACCAGGTCTTCTTCTTTGTCCAGACCCAGTTCAACAAATAACTTTTCATCACTCATTTTGTCCCAAGCCTTTTTGGTTTTGGGTTCATCCAAATCCATTTTCAAAGTATTTTTAGCGTAGTCCAACATTTCCTGTCTGGGTGGAATTTTGTCAGTTTTCTTTTCATTTTCAATTTGGTCAAAGTTTTCAGTTTCTGGTGTTTTTGGTTCTGAAACTACTGGCGCAACCAAAGGTTGATTTGATGGGGGAGTTTGAATTTTGGCAGTATCTACTTTGGGTGGGGCAGTCAAAACAGATTCTTCACCTTTCAACCTTGAGCGATTTTTTTCCAAAATCCTGTCAAGTTCAGGCTCACCTTTGTTCATTTTATTGACCAATTCACGGTCAGTGGGTAGAACTGGCTTTTCATACTCTGCTTCATTCAAAACGATTTGTCTGGCTAATTCTTCTCTCAAATCCATACGGCGAAGCAGTTTCCCTTGTGGGTCACGTTTGATGAGAATTTTATCAATCAAGTGTTTCAAAAATGGCCTGACCATGAACTTTGGATATATTTTACTTTCACCAGCCCTAATCAAATATCTTTCGGTTTTAACCCTGAAAATAAAGTCTTCATTGTCGATATTTTTGACAGTTATTTGGTTATATAAAGTGGTGTCTTCTTGAATCATTTTTTTCCTTTCTTCTTTGGTTCTGGCTTACCACTTCCAACAGGGGGATTTTCAGGAACATCTTTGGGTGGCACAACATCTCTGACAGCTAGAATAGGAACAATACCAGTTTGGGTAATTTGCAATTCAGGGATCATCTGATATTGGTATTTCTTCAACAAAGCACTCATCTCCTCTTTGAATTGCGCAGACTTGGGATTGACGGTTGGTGTACTCATAGGGTTTGAAAAACCTCACTGACTGGTATAATAATGACAAAAGCAAACCACTTTGTCAACATCAACAAAATTATGGCACATCAAAATCAAAACAAATTATTCAAAGCCAAGGATTTGGTTTCACAATTCGGTGCTTTTGACGGAAAAAAGTTTTTGCTACCTCAACCAGGTATGCTTCATGCGATTTCTTGGGATGTTGGCCTTCCCATTCCAGCCAACAGTGCTATTGCCAATTTATATGACCAATCAATCCTGATTCTTTCGATTGATGTGAAAGTCCTAGCAAAAGCGATTACTGATATGCGCCAAAAAGATATTGATTTGGGTTTGAATTGGAAAATACCTCTATACAAAGATTCGATTGAAGTCCACCACAATCTTGAACATGGTTTGGTTGTTGATAATAACTGGACTGGTTTAATTTTTTGGGTCGAAAGCAAAGCCTTGGCAAATACACAATAATCCTAACTAACACCTAAAATAGGTAGACCATATCTTCTAATACTTGCAGCCACAGCCGTTGTAAATTTTCTTATGTCTATAATAGTTGGATAAATCATACGAGGGTGAGTAACTTTATTGGTATTACTTAATGTCCCAGTAAAACCACGGGCAATTTCTGGTTCAAATCTATTTATGGGTGCGTAAGCACCAACAGCAGATGCCCAATCCTCATTGTTTCCAGACCAGCTCATCGTAACAGAACCGGCGACACCCTTTCTCTCATAACTTGATGCATATCTGTCCCCGCCACCATTAACTCCTAATTGAGATTCAATCAAAGTCTGTCCAGCTCCAATCGTCAAATCTAAACCATATTTATCATAAACCGAATCAACAACAAAACAATTATTTACAGTGGTTGTAACCGCCACGCTTGGGTTGCTTGCAGTGCCATTACCATTACCTGAAACATTAAGTGGTGAAGTTTGATTTACATTGAAAGCGGATATTGATGTTGCAGCCGAATGACTGACTGTTCCTGTATAAGTTATTGAAATCGACCCTGTACCTACAGCGGGGGCGACTAAATACCATTGTTCTGCAGAAGCATTTGCAGCATCTGAACCACCGTTGTAAAAACCACTGGTCGCTTTGGTTAAAGCAACCCCACCATAAGTAATTCCAGAAATGGCAATGTTTGTTGAAGAAGCACCTCTGGCTCCCACATTTACAATTAAAATTCTATTATCACCAGCGGAAACGGTATGGTTGAAAGAATAATTTGAAACAGTCGCTTTGACCCCTGAATTGGCCGTGGCATCAGGTTCTATTCTTGGTGTACCAATCAAGGGTGCATAAAAAATCAGTCCATTTGGATAAAATAGTGGAGAAAATCCTTTTGAAAGTGAAACAATTTCTGAATCAGTCAAAACCCTGTTCCAAATTCCAACTTCAGCCAATCGACCATCTCTAGCTTTATCAAGAAGGGGGTAGCGACTACCAAGCAATACCGCATTATTGACACTCCCAGCATTGTCTATATTTGTGGTATTTATTGGACTATTTGCATCTTCAGCCCCGCCAACCCACAGTTGCATTCCACCAGCAGTATTAGCCTGAAAAGAAACAAAAACGTGTTGCCATGCATTTGCAACGGCAGCGTCAGTAGCACCCTCCAATCTAGCACTGGTTCCGCCTGCGCCAGGTGATTCTTGTACATACCAAGCATAAGTGTTAGTTCTTCCACTTACCCCTGCCACATCGTCCGTCCACAACATAAAACCTTGGTCAACACCACTTTCTAATGTCGCTATTACAGCATGATCTTGGGTAGTATTGTCATTCCAAACCAGTGAACTTATTGAAAGCACTGTTGCATCGTCAATCGCCGGAATATCTCCAAAAGTTATGTAGTCAACATTACTAAATTCTCTAGCCATGTCATGTTTCTTTAATTTTAACGAATACTAACTCCATGTCACCCACCAAGTTATCAGTGCTGGTTGTACCATCTGCATCTCTGGTTATTTTTAACAAAAAGGCTTCGCCCGCTGCAATACTGTCCATGTCTGCTCCATCAGTGAAAGTAATATCTATATAATCAACTTCTCCTGTAGCCGAAGCAGTGGTTGGATTTGCATTATTTGCTGCTGCAAAAGCCTTGGTGTACAAGTCGTCTGCATCATCGGTTATTGACATCAAGGCCACATCAAGAGAAATAGTATTTGCTGTGGCAGAAGTTGCCATCCAACCAACTGTCACTGTTATACCGCCACCAGCATAATTCAAAGGCATTAGTCCCCAAAAGACTGCACTTTCATCGGCAGTGTCGTCAAAATCAAGAACTGTGTAACTATTTCGTGTATCGAATGTGGCATAGGAAGCAGATGGTGGCATATTTGCCTGTGGATTGAATACTGCTAATAAATCGCCAGAAGCCATATTACAGTCCTTTCTTCAGTTTAATTAAATCAATTACTTGCTGTTTGGTGACGATTCCAGCATCAATTAAAATTTGAATGGTATCTCCGCCTTCAAATTTCAAATCTTCAATATCTTGAATTTCTTTTGCTTTGATAGCATCATCAACTGTTTTTTTATCACTGGTGGTTCTACTCCTTACAAAAATCTCGATGTTGATGAAACTGAAGATCAGGTCAAAGCTACGGCGGGACAAATTTATTGGATTCACGCCATGAATACAGGGGCTACACCGAATTATCTCAAAATTTATAATGCAACTGCTGCTACTGTAGTAGTAGGCACAACAGTCCCCGACCTTACATTCTTGGTTCCCGCCAATGCGGATTCTGATGGGGCTGGTTTCACTCTTGCCATTCCCAACGGAATTGCTTTTGGTACAGCGATTACAATAGCTGCAACCTTGAACGCTGCCGATGCAGATGCTACCGCACCCACTGGAACTATAATTGTTAATTTGGGATATGCTTAAAATATGAGCAATATAGCAATTTTCAAACCCAATCAAGAACCTGAATATTTGATGAGTGTAAATACTCCTGATTTTTTGGTTAGTGTTCCACCTGACAAAACACAGGCTCAACAATTT